TTCAGAAACTTTTGTTTTGGACAGGCTTTTACTTGACCATTGAGTTGACAGTACCTTCAAAGCAAGGGCACCATCTGCCGGTGTAACAACCCATGATGCAAATGCCTGTTTCAGCGTATTCATATCCTGTTCAATGGTGTTCATCTTCTTGACAAGTTCTTCAATCTTTATCAGGCCACCAAACGAACCATCATTGAATTTGATTTTCGTCTTTGCATCAATCGTAATATTTTCAATTTCGGAATACTGGCAAACAAAGGCTTCCAGATTGGCAGAAAATATGATCTTCACTGAACTGCCAACAACCGGCTCAATCAACAATCCATCATCAACGACTGCCATTAACTTTACAGTGTTCAGTTGATATTCTGTATGTCCGGCAATAACCGTACACGAACAGATTCTTCTTGGTACGTCCACCGAGTTGACTTCTGCATCAACGTATGTGACCGGATCAACTTTATGCTGTCCGGTCATTTTGATGATTGCTTCTATAATTGCCCTGTCGCTCATATCGTTATTTTATAATCAAGCTGTACGACCTGCCTTAATCCATTGACTCCACCAGAATACTCCACACTTTTTACCTTGTAAACTCCATTCCTTTCTGGCAAAATATCATCTTGGATTTCAGCATTGTCACCCATTTTTACAAACGGTATTCCAAATGTAGTAAATTTACCTTTGAATCCTGAGTAATAATATTTCCTCAATTCTGCTACTGCTAATTGCTTCAATTCGTCAAGCGACTTGGCAAATGGATAGGGAAGTGTCATTCGTTCTCCACCGGTGTTTGGTGGGTAGTCTTCGTCTTTTTTCTTGATGAAATATGTCGGTTCATCACTTCCATTTCGTAGGGTTACCAGAACTTCAAGCCGGACACACTTGGTCTTGGCCTCACCTGTCTTGGTGAACTTGCCGGTTTCTTCTTCAACCTTGTTTGAGGCAATAATGGATAGGGTAATGTCTTCCTTACGCTTGTATTCCAGACTTTCGGAAATGATGTTCTTCTGGAAAGCAAAGATATGGCGTTTGGCTTCGGCTTCCCGATACACCATGACACCACAACGCAATTCGTCACCCCTGAAGTAACTTTCAAAATGGTAGGTCTTCCTGATTCTGCCAAGAACTTCTGCAACCGTTTCATTGCCAACCCGAAATTCGCCAAACGTTGTTTTGGTGAGGGTGTTTACTGTGTACGGTGTGCCTTTCAACAGGAACTTCAGAATATCTTCCAGTGTGTCGGTTGCCTTGAAGGTGTGAATAGGACAAGGCAGTTGCTTCAGCTTCCAGAAATTATCTTCGCATTTGAATTGGATAGGTTTCTTACTGGTCACTTCAGAAATGAAACCTTCAAACAGGTGACTATCATCATTCGGATTCCATGTTCCTTCAAAGATTTCACGCCCTTTGTGAATGTACCGGTAACCGTAGTCGATTACTACCCTATCGCCTCTCATTAACAGTGGCGTATCAGTGAATCCACCGATATTTACGTTCGTTCCAAATAAAGGAACAAGGTTGTTATTTTCATCCCTGACGTAAAGGTTCTTTGGAACTGTTACCGTTCCCTGATTGGTGAAGTCACGCCAAGAATCTGTGCAGGTAAATTCATGCACAAAATCAAACCAAAGAGTCCGGTTTCTTTTCGGCTTGTCCTTGATTTGAGTTACCTGAGTGATCGTTATATCAATTATTACCCTATACATCAGATTCCGGTTATTTTTAATTCCTGTGGGGTGTCTGAAATTGCGTTCAGGCTGAATGTCTGGTAACTGTAACCACCTTCATCCTGTTCTAAACTACGATCTTCAAATACGACCGTATAAATGTCGATGTTATTCAGGAACTCACTGATTACCGGTATTGGAACAGGAGCATGAACAAGTTTCTTCAGTGCAGCAACTTCATCAGCCGGATAGTGACCGTTTGCACCGGTAATGATGCCTCTGAATGAAATCTGAGCATCACCTTCACCAATGTACTCTTTCACTGTTCCATTTCTTCCCTGAATTTCAGTCTTGACAATGTTTCTTGGAAAGGTTACACTGCATAGAATTGCTACAAACGTAATAACCGGAACAGTGATTATGTTTCCGGTTTCCAGTTCCATGTAGGTAGTTGGATTGTTCTTATCGCCAAACGTCACATCAATGAATACTGGCGTTCCTAGTTCTGATTTATACAAGGCACTGTTGGAAGGATCAAACTGATCAATCTTGCCGTTAAAAGGATTTTCCTTTTTGTTGTTCCTGATTTCAGCAAGCATCGTTGTCGCAATGATCCCTGCCGATCTTCCGGCAATCATGCCTATTTGCAGTTCAGAAACTTTCGGTATAAAAAACTGTTTTGGTGTCATAATTTCTAATTGTCAGCAACCATTAAACTGTCATGAGTAGCACCGACAAGAATAGCCGAAACCTGCTCTTTTAAACTTCCTAGACCTTCTTTGATGTTCGTGGTTGATATAGTGAATCCTGAGATTAAAGGAGCATTATAAGCAACGTGAATGTTGATTGTTTTCTGTCCTTCTGCCTTCGTCTTTGGTTCAGCAATATATCCATCTGCACCGGCCTTGCCTGTCTTTCCAACAGTCGTTTCAGGAATAAGGCTTTTTGCGCCTGTTTTAGCGAAACTTTCAACTCCCTTGGCCTTTCCCTTCTCCCATGCTTCAGAAATGTTTTTACCGGCATCTGCTGCTGCACCAATGACCTGACTAAGACCTTCCTTCATTGCGCCAAAATCGAAGGTGAAAATTCCTTTGTAGATCAAGGCAATTCCGGCAAAAATATCATAGATAGTACTTCCAAATGATTTCATCACTTCCCAAACACCCATGACCGTTTTCCTGAATCCTTCAAAGTTATTCCACGCCCAAATGACCCCTGCGACTAATGCTGCAATACCGGCAATAACAAGTCCTAACGGATTGGCTGTCATGGCTACGTTCAACAACCATTGTGCTGCTGCCCATGCCTTTGTTGCAATGGTTATGGTGAGTATCAAACCTGCACCAACCGCAAGCATATCACCAATCAATGCCATTGTTTTTTCGTGTTCCTTCATCCATTCAAAAGTGTTCTTGATTCCCTTGGCAAACATTTCCATTGCAGGCATGATTTTCTTGGCAACTTCCATTGCAAATTCACCAACTGCCAACTTAGCTGAACCCATCATCTTGTTGTAACGTGCAATCGGATCAGCATTGAACATGGATTCTGCAACACCCTTATAACCTGAACGTGCAATTGCTTCAATCATGTATTTCTGTGACTCAATCAACTTGCCACTGGCTTGTAGTGAAATAATCTTCTGTTTTTCTGCATCTGTGAACATCACACCGTATCGCATCATCTTCTGAAGACCTTCTGCCGGACTGTTCAATGCCTTACCGTACATGATTGCCGTTTCTGTCAGACCATGATTGGTTTGCTTGGCAATATCAGCAACCATTCCCATTGAAGACTGAAATATGTCCTTGGTAATAGCCGGAAATGTCAACAACTGTGAAGCCATATCCATGATCTCAACCCTTCCGGCCTGAATCTTTCCACTCAATTCCTTGGCATATTTCTGTACGTCCTGAAGACCAATTCCGGCTGTTTCATTTGTGGCTCGCAAGTTGGCTTCTACCTTGGCTGTTTCCTGTTCCAGTTCATGAAACTTTTCAACGCCTTCCTTAACAAATTCCCAACCTTTGAAAATTGCAAAACCGATGCCTAGTGCTGCACCGATTGACCCTGCCATTGCTTTTACACCGCCAAGGGTTGATTCAAGTCTTGTTGCATGAGCGTTCGCATTGTCCAGTGCCGGTGCAAGATTTCCACGAAGGTTTAAGATATATTCGACTAGGTTTGTCATTAGCTGAATTTTACTTGATGAATGGTTTCCAGATAGTATTTCGTTTGACCCCAAGCCTGACAAAATTCTTCTTCACTGAGGGTTTCCGGTAAAATATGAAGGCAGCACCTTATGAGCGCTGCCATTCGTGCGTAGGGCGCACTAGAATTTGATATTTCGTAGTCAGCTATTTTTTTTTAAAGCTGTTCTTGATTACGTCAATCATTGTCATGCAAACACCTGCCATTCCCAAACGGAAACCGTCACATGAAGGAGAAGTTGAGTATGTTCTTTCGTCACTTTCGTCCTTCAGGGTTAATGCTTCCCGAAGTTCTTCAGCAGCCATGAACATTCCTACAGAGTTAATTTTGTCCATTGCGACAACTTTTTGAATGTACGTTGGGTCTTTCAAGTAGCCAACAACACGTTCGTTGGTTTCTTCAATGATCCCAATGTAGATGTGAACTTTTGGAGTTGAATATTTCTTGGCAAGATCAATGCAGATTTCTTCAGCATCCAAATATTCCTTTTCAGTTAATTCAGCCGGTAATAATTTTGCTTTGTCCATTATCGTTCTATTTGTGCAATGATTAAAGGAATTTTTACTGTCAACTTAGTGTCACCCTCTTTGGCTGTGAAAGGGTCTTCCATAAACTCAACGGCTCTCAGTACGTCAACCGTAGCATCTGCAACTGAATTACCATAAGTTACCGGAATATCAAACCATCCAATAGAAAGTGGATCACGACTAGGTGAGGCTGCAATCACTCTTTTCCATTCATCAAGATAGATTTCAATTGAACCTTCACACTCTTTTCTACCATAACCCCTACTGACTGGCTGCGAACCTGCACCGTAGTTGTTAGTTTTAGCTTGCTTGCGGTTGTATTCAATACTCACAATCCCTGCAACCGGCACACCAAACAAGGTGAATGCAATGGTTGACCAAGAATAAGCAACTCCGTTAATTAGTGGTGTCATAGCTTTCTATTTAAAAGAGATTGGTATCTGAATATTTCTCGCAATACCGTTTTCGTTCAACTGTACATTGACAATTAACGTGTTGGTAGTCGTTACGTTCTGACTTGGATCAATGTAAACATCTTCCTTTACAACTTCACCTAAGTCCTGTTCCCTTGACATTTGGAATAGAGGTTTCAATGCCTGACTTTCCAAAAAGGCAATGGTAGTGTTTGCAAGCGTACCGTCACTGTTCTTGATCAACTTACTTTTCAGGTAAGGAATCAAGGCAGTATAGATACCCCTGATAGCTTTGTCGATTACTCGGTTGTCATTGATATAGGCATAGTCCGAACTTCCAGAACAAGCACAATGGTTGTCATTGAAGAAAGTACCTGCATAGCCTACATAGTTCTGTCCGAAGATGTGTCGTTTTGCATCAATAGCATCTAATGCAGAATCCGACAAAGCCGGATCACTGAGTAGTTGACCATTTGCAAAGGCCGGAACATCGTTTTCAGTACCATTGCTGATATTGAATTTTGCCGGTTGCCCGAAGTCTTCAGATACAGCACTCAGCGACAGCATACCTAACGCAATACCAAGTTGAGTAACAGACTTGCCGGTTGTAAGGTAAAGGAATGCACCTAAACCTGCACCGTCTTGTCCGATGATCGAACTGACTTTATTTGCACTCAGCACAGACAGATCAGCAACGGCAGTAATGTCAGTGACCAGTTTCATGTCAGCAGCATACAAAGCCGAAAGAGGCTTGTGCCTTGCATCGTTGTAGGTCTTGATGATACCGTCAATTGCAGTCAGGTCACCACTTGCATAGGCAGCCGAATCTTTGAAGATTCCTACTTGCCTGATTGAGCCGTTTGCTGCGGTTTGCAACAAAGTTATCTCAGCAAAGGTGTAAGGAGTTGGAACAGGAAAGAAACCGACCCATAATGAACTGTTTGGATTTCCTCTGAAGTATTCAGCAATGTGATAATGCCAAACTGCCTGTTTTGAAGCAACACCACCTGTAAATTGTGTCAATGTTCCGGCTATCGTTGCACCGGCAGACAAAGTGACAGCAATTGGCGTACCTGAATTGACAGCAATACCTAAGCCTTTTCTTGCCTTGATAGCAACAGAGCCTACAGTGTTGATTGCAGAATAACCATGTGTTCTAGTTTCTGCATTGATCACCGCTGCAATTCCGTCACCAAGTTTTCCAACAGTCGTGTCACCGGCAACCTTTGTATAAGTGCCAAGATCAACAACATTTCCAAGGGGTTCAGTTACCTTGATGTTAATACTATCGTTGTTTGCACCAACAGCAGTAACAAGGTAAATTCCACCGGCCTGAGTTTCGTCTGAGTAGTCAGCCTTAATTCCGGCATTTTCTGCATCCACAATCGAAAACATCTGTTTGATGTTCGCAAGTGCTGTGAATCCAGAAGGCAAAGTGCCAGTATAGAGAATCAAACCGGAAACAAAATCTTGTCCGGCTGCAACCCTTTTACTAGCACCCTGCCCTTTTATGAATGTAATATCGCCTCTCATTTAATTATTTTTTTTCACCTTTTTGGGTGATGGTTGAGATTCTTGAATTACTTCTTCTACGACTTCAGGCACATCTTCCGTTGCTACGTCTGTTGGAACTTCTTGTTCAACAACTTCTTCAGCAACTTCTTCCGGTTGAATGTCCTCAACGGTGATTTCCTCAACATTGATTTCTTCGTCCTTTTGCCCTTCGTCTTCCAGTTCGTCAACGTTTGAATCTTTGTTTTCGTCCTGATCTAAATCTTCATCCAGATCATCTTCGTCTTCAGTTGATTCAACGTCTTCACGTGTGATTTCTTCGCCACCATTTTCAGGGTGTAAATGAAACTCACCGTCTGCCGTTACCCAAATTGTGTTGATATGTGGTAAGGCTGCGAAGACTTTCTTAGGTTCAGTCATGGTTATCGACTCCCTTCAATCCAGACAGTGCCATTAAAGATAAATCGCAACCAATATTTTGTGCTTGGTGCGATTGCAAGGTTTCCTTTGTTATTGGCAAATCCAGACCCGAATGATACCGTTCGTGTAGAAGTATCTGCGGTAAAAAGGATATTCAACTTGTCGTACTTGGCTGCATTCGTTACGGTTGAAGTTACGGTTGCATCACCAGTCAAGGTTGCTACATCAATAACTGTTTCGTAATAATTCGGATTGACAGTGATGGTAGATGAATAGGTTTTAGCTACTACACCATACGTCAAGACCCTGCCGGTGTTGTCCTGATTTTTAGCAGTTCCGAATCTTGGCGTTACCGTTTGAGCCGATGCCAGAAGGCAAAAGGCCATTATGAATAGAATAGAAATAAACTTTTTCATTGTACTGTTTTTTTAAGTTTCTACTTGGTTAAATTCTTACCGTACCACAGGTGATTTAAACCGTAAAACTACCGGCTGTCAAAGTAGTGTACAAGAACACTTCTTCAGAGAAACCGTACTGAGTATCGAACTTCATCAAGCCTTTCAGGAAGAACAATTCTGAGTTGTTTTGCAATCTCATTAACTGAAGGTTGTTGTCTTCAGCACTGTTCATACCAACATACAAGTTGGAACTTACATCATCCAGACCTTCACAGAACAAAATCGTATCATCTGGCAAACCGGCCAACGGAACGATCTCATATCCTTTGAATTTGTTGATCCCTTGTTCGGTAGTATTCACACCTTTAAACGTCAGCGAAGTCGTTAAGAAGGTATGATAAATCTGTTCGGTATTGATCGAAACAAAGAATTTCAATCTGGTGTACCTGTTAGGACGACTCAAAAGAGCCTTTTTGTTTGCAGCAGTCAACGCCAACAAAGCATTGAAAGCATCAACGATGTTGTAACGAACACCGCCTGAACTGGCTTCAGCAGACAATGGAAGTGGAGAAGCAACCTTTTTAACAGCAGCATCACCGACCATCTTTTTCAGGAAACCGTCAAAGAAACAGATTTGTCCGTTACCGCCACTACCGGCTTCAGCAGTGTAGTCAACTGATCCCATCCACAGGCCAATTTCAATTTGCTCAAAGGTTCTGTTAAGACCAATCTGCATCATGTAATTTTCAGCAGTAGGTGGCAACTCACGTGCAAGCAAAGTTGGACTTAACTGTTCAGCCAACCAGTGTTGTTCATAGTCACGTGGATTAAACTCAGTGTACACCATCAAATCAAGCGGTGTCAAAGTACGACCGTCAACAGTAAAAGTTCCTGATCCGGTTGGGGTTGCTGTCCTTTTCTGCAAAGGATTGTTAAAGTCGATACGTCCAATGGTATGAGATTTTTTAATACCATCCTGTACATAAACGCCACCTTTTTGTACGGTGTCCATACCAAAAGTAGCAGGTAACCAAAAATAGGAAGCGAACGTTCCTGCGTAACTGGTGTCTTGAATGTTTAACATTTTATTTGAATTTTAAGATTAATGATTCGGGTTCAATTACAGTTTACCTTCTCTGCGAAGTTTGTTCTTAACAGCAAGACCCATAGCGGTTGTTGGAAGTTCACCTTCAGGAACAACGTTCAATTCGGTTTCGATTTTCACCGCTACCTTGTTGAGTGGTAATGCTTCAATCATGTTTTTAGCCTTATCAACTCCAATGAGTTTAGCTGTAGAAGTCCATTCAAGGATAGTGCTTGCATCGTTCTTGATACGACCGGCCTTTGCAAATTCGGTAACCATGTTCTTGATTACTTCTTCCTTGGCAGCTTCTTCAACAGCCAATTTGTCCTGAGTCATAGCATCCAACTTGTTCTGTGCTTCTTCGTAGTCAGCTTTCAGCTTGTCAGCTTCAGCCTGTTTCTTTTCAAACTTGGCCTTCAGTGAGGCAATTTCTTCACTGTCTGCCTTGGCTTTGTCCTGTGCATCCAGAATAGCTTTTTCCCTTGCGGTTTCAGCATTCGTTGCACGATTTTCAATTGCATCAATGGCCTTTACAACATCATCTGCCGGTGCAGAATCATTGAGGCGCAACCGCATAGTAACCTTCGTGAAATTTTCCATTTTGTTATTAATTTTAGAGTCCTTGTTCAATATTGAGTTCAAAACTAAATTGCATTGTGAGTGAAATTCGGCCTGATTGTCAATCTTCCTTAAATACTTGGTGTTCTCTGAAGAACTTGCATCAATCTGATCACATAGTTTCATTTGCTGTGCCTCAGAAGCCGAAATGTAGGTTGTCCGGTTCATCATTTGGGTAACATCAACTTCAGACATTCCACAACGTTGTTCAATCATCTTGATCAAACTGTCTTTCATTGTCTTCAGAATATCTTGGTTGCTAGAGCCGAACGGATTGTGATACATCAGCCAACCGTAGTCAGCCATGATTCTTTTTCTACCGGCCTGAAAGATAACAGCAGCAATTGAGGCAACGCCACCAACTGCATACGTGTCAACAGGTGTCTTGCTTTTCAGGATTGCAGAATAAATGTTGTACCCATCCATCACTACGCCACCGTATGAATTGATCCAAACTTGGATTCTTTTCTTGCCAAGGTTGTCTAATTCCAGAAGTTCATGTTGGAAGATACTACCATCAATTCCCATTCCGTCACCTAAAACTAGGTTTCCTTTTTCATCAACAGAGTCAGCATCATAACCTATGTGCTTGTTAATGAGAAGGATTGGTTCGTCTGCCGTTGGGTCTATACAGTATATCATGGAATAAAAATAAGAATGAGTTTTCGATTTACAAATTATTTTGCCAATTGTGGCACACATTTATCTTTTTACTGGAAAAGACCGCCCACAAATAAATGTGAACGGCCTCCCAACTAAACTAACTAAATCAACTAAAACAAAGCATCATTTTCCATACTTCAAGATCATTTCCCTTTCGGAAACTGGCATGGAATTGAACTTTTCACGAACAGCATCAGCGACTATTCTACTTTCGCTTTGATCTGTATATTTTGCATACGATTTGGCAAGTCTGGCATAGTAGGGTGAAACATATCCTACTAAACGTCTTGGATTTTTTGATTCATTGTGTGGAGTGTCCATTATGCTTCAGCAACAATCGGTTTGTAATATTCGATCAGTAAGGATTTTCCGGTGTAAATGATTTCCTTTCTGATTTCAATCGTATCAAGAAAAAACTCTTTTTCAACAGCTTCTTCTCCGTAACTGTCAAACACCCATTTTTTCAGGATCGACCAATAGGCTGCACTAAGAATGATTGCCTTGATCGGCCTTCCATAATGACGTTCGTGAATGATACAGGCTGCACACATATCAATAGCAATATTTCCTTGCTTCTGATAATTTTCCAAATCCAATACTGGCACGTTCTTTTTCATTTTGCAAACATTATATATTCAAAAATTAAACTCTGAGTATAATTGCCTCTTTCTGCTACGAAGATACTAAAACTGCTTGAAGTTCTTTCTCTTAAAACCCAAATTGTCGTTGCATCAAGTCCGGGCGATCCAAGGCTTGTTGCAACCATCGTTCCCATCACGTAGTAGTTTCCTGTTCCAACGTCAGGGAAGGTTGCAGTGTAAAGATTACCACCTGCATCAACATTGCCTACATTGATTGATCCGGCACGAAGAACTTTGTTCAATCCATTTGCACCTGCAATTACATAGTTAGGATATGAGCCGGAAACTCCTTCACCAGTTAAATTGACAGGTTCAGGAACAACCAACCGCAAAACAACCTTGGCACTATAATTCATTGCACCCGAAACTCCATTGCCAACAGCCATTTTCCGTATGTTGTGAACATTGACAACTGAGGTGTCTGACAGGGTACATGGATCAGCGTTCACTCCGTAATGAGTAGTGACAATTGAGAAGATTGCTGTACCTGCTGCCGAAAATGAAACTGCATCTACCAAGAATACTTCTCCGTTGTAAAATACTGCACCGGCTGAAATAATGTAGTTGTTCCCTGCACCTGAGTTGACACAACCATACAGAACGTAAACTTTTGCCGGATCGTAGGTTGATCCTATCAGGCCAAGGATAAGTGCAGCAAATACTTCTGCATTGGCATCTTGTAAAAACTGCAACGTTCCTTTTTTGAGTTTGAACTGTGCCGAATCGGTTATTGGTGTAACATCTAACTTTTTCATATTAATAGGATTGAAGTGTGTACTTTATGCTTGCCGGAATATACTTGTCAACAAACCCACGAATTACCGGCTCAGGATAGGTTGCCAAAACTGCTGAAGGAACATAGATTTTGAAGTGGTTGAGATATACAAACGTCCAGTTTGAACCGATGTAAATTCCAACTGCATCAGTAGCACCAATCGGACTACTGAAAGGCTCAGTCATTCCAACAAGAAAACCGTCAACCACTGAAGGTAACGGATCACCAATGTAAATGTCACTTTGGTTATTCGGCTGTCTGAATGTCGTATGGAAGTTCTTGTTCAGAGCGTATTCCAGAATCAACCGGTTTCCATTGAAATGAATACGTTCTTTTAGATCATCATAGTAAGCACCGAAGATACTTTCATGCGCCCACTTCAAACCGTCCAACAATGCCTTCAGAATAATTGTCGTATTTGCCTTCCTTTTGTCCGGTGGCAATAGGTTTGTTGATAACTTTTCTATGTCAAGATTGTAGTTCATTATTCAGCTATAAATTGCAGTGAATCTTCAAGTGTTTGATTTAGGGTTGTTTCAGGAACAACATATCCGGCTAACGGATGCCACAACCTGCGAATAGTCTTTTTATCCAGAATCAAATCCAATCCATTGCCAAAGGATTCTGTGTCTTCCCTACATAGAACTGTAATGAGGACAACATCATTTACACCGGCTACTGATCGGATTGCATTTTCCAAGTCGGTAATCTTCAGACTTCCATCAAAGTTGTTCACTGATACATTGTGCAGAAAGTCAACCAAGGCTGCAATTACACTGTCCTTGATTCCTGATCCATACTGTCCTTGGTAGTAAATGTCTGCCTGAATGTAAAGTTTGGCTGCATCAAGCGATACAACCATGTAGTTAATTCCGGCAGTTCCAATGAGGTTGATATATCCTTGCGCTGAAGGCAATTCGGTTGCCGGATCAAGTTTTACGAACAGGTTATTTACTGTCTTGGCTACCTTGACAACAACTTCATTTGGAGTGGTTGAAGTGACCGAACAGCCTGTGATTATTTGCAACGTTGGGTCAATAACAGGATAGGCCGGAATCATGTCAGTCAACTTAATAATCTGAGGGTTGGTAACTGAGTACTGAAACTGAAACATCTTGGTTTGAATCCACAATGCGTTTGCTGCTGCTGCATGACTGGCTGTAGTTTCAATGGACAATTTCAAGGTGTCCATCAACTGTTCAACGTAGGCCGTACATGATGCGAACACAAAACATAGTAACCGAAGCATATTTCTTTTGCTCCATTTGGTTGAGTCAACCACTATGCCAACAATCCCAAACTGTTCTGTCAGGGTGTTTACAATCTGCGTGTTAATTTGTGCTACTGTCCTTGCCATGTTATTGAGGTATTATAAAGGTTTGTTCTTCTGCTGTTGGTTCTGGTATTCCACCGTCTTCTACCAACAAATCCAAATCAGGTGTGATTTCTTCAACAAATCTACCGTCCTTTTCATCGTAGGGTGAAGATACAGTGTCAATGTAATTACAGGCAAAATCCAGAATGTAGTGATACAAATTTCCATGTTCAAAATCCTGACTTTCACCTATACAATTCATTGGAGTACAACCTGTCGGACAATAGCCTGAAATTCCTGACTGAATCATCGTGTCGATATTGTGTGCCGATACTATCTGATCCCGAAGATCAAAGATAAGTAAGTCTTGTTCTTGCGTTCCTTCCGAGTTGTAAAAATCATGGATAAGGTGTATTCTTATTCCCAAATCTACAGACCTCATTCCAAGGCCAATGATCTCAAAGGATGCAGGTGAAACAATTTCGATGAATGCAGCCGGTCTAGGCCAACTATATCCTTTTCCATCTTCTATATTTCTCAACTGATTGTTCCATACATGAGAATATAAGGACACAACAAAGTTATCTTGATTGGTGACCTGAATGCTTGCTAGTTTCGCAAGTAAATCTGTTAGTATTGGTTTGATTCCACTCATGGTTTCCAGATGTTATTTATTGTTTGAATGATCTTCTTTCTTTGCATTTCGGTCAATTCCTGTGTCTGTCCGACAAATCTTCTTGCTGCCATTTTAGGTGTTCCATCATTTAAGTAACCGGCATAGTCAACATCAACTATCATTCTGAAACCGTTTACGTTGAAGGTTGCCGTTCTTGCCATGTTTGAAACTGCCCTTCTCAACTTGCCACCCCTTACTTTGTAACCTGCACCTACCAAGATAGGACTTGTTCTTCGCTGCAAGCCTTTTGTCTTTGGGTACTTGTAAGCCGGTGTTCCTTCAATCCTTCTTTGAACTTCCTTCCAAGGTTGACCATTGAATGCTTGCTTCCTGAAGGATGAATAGAAATAGTTCTGTGCCTGATTACCAAGCAAAACTAGCAATTCCCTTTTGGTTGCTATCAATCGTTCCTTTACCTGTCTGAAGTTGAAGAAGTTCATTTCAGTGTCAATCTAAACATGGTTTGATTCACCAACTGTTTCATGTCAGCAATAATGTTGTCAAGGTCTGAATCCAGTTCAGGATTAACAACTGCCGTAATATCATCATTCAGGAATACCATTACCTGAACTAAGTATTCTTTCACCCAAATTCCTGTAGCAAATTCAATACGGATCAATCCTTCAATCCGTCCATACTTGCCTTGGTAGGTTTCAACAAACGTGTCAACCAGTTCCAACCACCCTTTATAGAAAATATCCAAGGCCGAGTGTTCAGCGTTGGATTGAGTATTCAGGTGTAAGAAGTGAACCTGATCCCTGACTTCAAACAGTTTCGATAATACGTTTAATGCTTTCATCTTTTAAGTTTTTTATTCTTCGTCTTCACTCGGTATTGGCAATCCAAAGTTTTCCTTGGCAAATGGTATGTCCTTCTTCGGTACGTCAAAGTATGGATGATTTTCTGAGAAGATTACCCTGTCCTTACCGGCATTCATCATGAAGGTATCTGACATATTTCCATGAACAGTGTCAATCGTTGCTTCCTTTTCTGCATCAGGTGTCAAAGCCTTGCCTTCTTCATGTTGTAACAGAACACATTCACAATTGAAGTGATTAAGCGGTGCAACCGAATCCCAAATTGGATCATCAACTTCTGCTGTCATTCCATCAAGCGGTACGCAAATGTCACAAGCATCACCGCCTGAAGTTGAGTATTCAAGGATCGGAAGTAAATCTTTGTTCTTCTCAATCTCATTCCACTTGCTTGCCTGTTGAGCCATGCCTTCTGCTGTGTTCCGTTCAGTCCGACCCCAATCAACGTTCCACTGTTCAAAGGTTGCCTTGCCAAGTTCGGTGAACTCTTTGGAACTTCTCAGTTCACCGGCCTCATTAATCATCATCGACTGAATTTCCTTCGTCTGTTGGTAGGTCTTTGCTGCTGAGAACATATAAACATTGTTCCGTAGTTCTTCAAGCAATTCAAGGTCTTGACCAACAAAATCTGTGAGGTCACCGCCAAACCCTTTGTACAATCCAGATTTCAGGTAGGCCACAATGTCATAATACAACGGTTCGCTCAGTTCGTACTCAGTGATACTACCGTCATAGATTCCATCAAGGAAACTGCCTAACCATTTCGGACTATATGTAAATTCTGGACTGTTCATTTGGCTATTTTGTTGGTTACCCAATTGGCATAGAAGTCTGCAATTGAAGGGTATCTTCGCCAGACTTGAATACTTGTCACAACCCTTATACACATTTCATTTGGATCAACGGTGATACTGTTCCTTCCTTCAGGTGAAACAACGCCTTCAGACCAAACTATCTTGACTGGATTGACTGCAACATAGTTTCCAAGCGAATCTGAATACTGCCCATTGATTTTCATGACCTTGTACTTGCCATATTGATATACGGTCTTGTTGATTTTAACCTTACACCATTGTTCATATTTGGCATATTCAGGTTTGTCAGCTACCTTAACGTATGTCTGTGCAGTGACGTTAAAGGTTATCAGTAACAGTATGAGTAGTAACAGTTTCATTTCTTGCCATTTAGTAATCTCATATAACGATCTCTTGTTGATTCATTACATCGTTGTTTCACCTGCTTTTCAGTCATTCTTTCCTTGGCACAAACAACTTCCATTCCATAGACCCTGACAAGGTTTTTCCACTGTCTTCTGTTCCTACTTTGATCCTTGCCGAATTGTGCTTCAAATTTCTTCTGTGCCTGCAACAACTGTTGTGGGTTGTTAAGAAGGTCTTGTTGAATCTTGTTGTAAGCCTTTTTGTGCCTTCTGGTTCGCAGATAAAGTTTGATTCTTGGTATTGGATTGGTTATCATCATGATTCCTTGTTTTTAGTGAAATATTCAAAGTCTGTTCCGCAACATGATTTGGCTTTCTTGCCTGATCCACATTTACAGGGTGAGTTTCTTTCTTGCTTCACTACTTTGAAAGGCGTTGTACTGTCGTAAACCCTTTCCGGCCTTGCTTCTTTTTTCATTAGTTAGTGTTTATGGTTATGGTTGTAAATCTTCTCCAACTTAGCTTTGATCGTTGGTTCGACTGCCTTCTTCGGTGGTATGGAAGGATTGATTGGTGGAACTATCGGTGCAACCGGTTCTTCTGTCGGAATACCTGTCTGTTCTGTGAAGTATTTCCGTTCCATTACCAAACCGGCCTTCTGCATTTCTACAGCCTGTGCAATAACAGTGTTGTTGGTTTCCATTATCTCAGCATCATTCTTTAACACTGCACGAACTTCTTCAGGAATATTGAAACCTAACGTTCTCATTTTTACGAACAGTTCATTGTTGACAATATTGCCGATGAATGATCCGTCCTTAGTTTGCTTGTCTTCCAAGGCGTGTTCAGCCGGACTTTTCTCATTTGAGTTTCCCAACTTACCTGCAATCGAATCCAAGGCATCTGCATGACCAAGGATGATCTTGCTGATTAACTTGTGCAGTCTGGTTTCAAAGTTATCATAGGACTGGTAACCTGTTCCACCCAAGGATGATTCAAGGAATGAAATTTCGTCTTCAGGATCAATTACTGCATAACCGGCTGAACCCATCATCTGCAATGCTTCTTCAAAGGCATCACGTTCTTTGTCTTCGGTCTTGGTTGTCTTGCCAACTCTGTAGGGTTGTGCAAACAGTTCAACAAAGTCACCATTGAATCCAATCAGGTTTCGTAGGAATATTTCATACAGGGCAACTTTGTAAAGAAATCCATAACCACACTTCGATGCACCAATTTCATTGATCGTAGGAATGTAAACGTGCCAGTCTTTGTACGGTTCTTCCATAAATTTTGCACCCGAGATTGAGTAAATGAATTGCGTTACGTTCAACCTGTCCGGTGATACGTTCCATCTACGAATGATATTCAAATCAGGGAAGGCATCTGCAATTACATCACCAAGCGTTATCAGGGTGTAACCGTATGCCAGTGAATCCATGCTGTAGTTGAGAAACTTGTTGAACCAATCTTTGTTCTGACTTTTGCCGTTTACCGTTTCCATGAATATGTCAGAAGTGGCCTGATCAACTTTTCCGTCCTTGGTTACAAACTCCCATTTACGCAACAGAGTCAAATCCTTCCTACGTTCCCAACAGGCAAATACGTGTCCGTTGTTGATCGTGTCAATGAATATTTTCTGCATCTTAACCCTGTGAGGAAACCAGACGTTTTCAGATTCACTTATTGCTTCCCGATAGGTTTGAACATCTGTTCTGATACGTTGCAACTGGACAGGAGCAATATAGCCGGACAAGTTC